AAAAACTCATTTAGTAATATTAAAAATGGATAATATTACTAACAAGAATCAAAGTTTAACGGTCTATTCAAATAAAGGTGAACGAGAACTTTTAATAGAAAACGTAAAAAATTGGGTCATTTTAGACCAAAAAATACAAATTATAAACGAGAAGACGAAACAAATACGAGAATTAAAATCAACTATTACAACAGATATATGCAATTATATGAAGAGTAACAATATAACATCGAATATCGGTATTAGTAACGGAGAACTTCGTATATATGACAAGAAAGATTATAAACCATTAACATTTACATATGTAGAAAGGTGTTTGAATGAAATTATAAAAGACAAAACTCACGTGGAATATATACTCAAGTATTTGAAAGATAATAGAGAAATCAATATATCGCAAGATATTAAGCGTGTTACCGCAAAATTATAAATATAAACAATATATATAATGCTTAATATAGATACATCCGATTTTCAAAATTATATATTCCGAAAAGATATTGCTGGAGATAGTGTAGTTGGAGGTTATCCTATAACGAATCTAATAAATGTAGAGAACAATGAACGATCGATGTTAGGAGGTTCTAATGATATAGGAACTTCTAGATTTGATGGATTAGTGGTTCCAGTTGGATTAGCGGTAGATTCAAAGTCTATTTTGGGTGGATGTTCTCAATTGTCAAATATAAAAATGATAAATAATAATGAAATCTTAGATGATAAATTTTTTAATGAGTTGTTTGGTAAGGTAAAACATAATACTGGAAATAAAAAGACAAGAAAAAATAAGAAGCTCTAATTAGATATATGCGCGTCGGATAATATGTCATATTTCGTGTCTTTCAATAACAACACTACTGTAGATACAATAATAACATTGAATATACCACTATTCATATTTTCAATGTCACTTTCATCCTGTTTCGTATCAAATATTATATCTAACCATTCGGGACCATAATTATAGTATAAAGATTCGTGATGTTCTCTGTGGATATCATTCGTCTCAAATATATGATAATTAAGAGAATGATACGAACTGTAAACCAAACTCCAAATAAGTATAACGTAATGATTTAATAATGTGATATTGAAGTAACTCTGAATATATACCAATGGGAATAATAATATAGCACCTCCTATTGTAAAAAAATTAAAAATATTTTCAGTTATGAAATGAAGTATGCCATTGTTCTCGGTATGGTGTGTTTGGTGAAAATATCCAAATATATCTGGATATATATGAAACAATCTATGTATAAAATACGTCCATAATGTAACTGTAATAAATGTAATAGCTGATATGGAGTAATCATTTAACGTGTAATAATCAATAATTATACTAATAATAAAACTAAAGAGAATGATAGGCATATTTACGTGTAAATATTTGGTATAATTATGAATCAATGTATCTTGTGTATAATATTTATTATCGTTATTCATTATGAGTATATTCTATATCAACTACCGATATATTCTATAAATGTATGTTTCGCTAATACCAATAATATTTTACTTGTAACTATCATTATACCTACAAATAAACATTGAAGGGTTTTGTCGCTTGTTGTTAATTTACTGTATGTTGGTGTATATGGTGATGTAATTGTGTTTATCATATTATCCTCTAAATAGAAAGATTCTATAATGGTTACGGGACAATTCTGATATATAATATTAATTGTCAGTATCATAAATAACAGCATGTTAATCATTACTAAAATGGATAAATCATTTGTCATAAGAGTAATAATTAGAGGTAATGCGAACATTACCCAATGTAAAAATAGTAAAACCCATTTTACGTGACTTTCGTATAAATATTGTATTATATTAGGGTATATCATATCTAAATTATAATTGCATAATAATTTAGATAATATTACGGAGAGATGTTTCTAATAACGAGACCAGTTATTATTATTGAAAGAATTTAATTGTAATTTTTCAGGGTTCTTTTTCCAATATTCTATTTTCTCTTGTAACTCTTTGTCCTCAGCGGTAAGAGGAATTGGGTGTGATTGTTGAGTTTCAAATCGTTTTATATCATTTTCGGTTGGTGTTGGTTTTTTACCGTAACAGTTTACACCAAACTTGACATATGGATTGTCGATATAACCTCCATTTACACCTGGGCGACCACAATTATTCTTCTTCTTAGGGAATTTTTGTAATTTATCCCACGTCTCTTTCTGGGTAGGGAAGAATGCCATTTGTCCGTCAGACCAACCATAATTGCACCATTCTGCACCATTATTATATGCTGCTTCAATTTGGTCGTATGTTGCTAATTTAGCACCAAATGAACCACATACTGCTTGTGCGTCTTCGTATGAATATTTGTTATTAGACACATTAAATACTTCATCCTCCATTATTGGTAATTTTACTGATTCTTCTTCGTCTTTTTCTTCTTGCTTTTCTGCTTTCAATGTTCTCAAATAATCAAGAATATTAATGTCAAAAGTTTTCTGTATGAATATCACAATTGCATTTAATAATAAACTAATCCACGCTGTACCTTCTATCAACGCAATAAAGAAAGGTTTTGTAGAAGAGGACATAGGAAGTCGGAATAGATAAAGAACAATGTAAAGAGAAACAATGAATAATGGGATGGTAACGAGATTATTCGAATCTTCTAAAAACAGTAATATATTATCATAGAGAACCATCATATCATCCGTAACTTGTTGTTGTGATTTGGACGTATAATATGAAACAGCAAAGATGAAAACACTTACAAAGAAAATGACATCTAGCGTTCTACCTAAATTCTGTTGGAATTCAGCTGGTTCTTTTCCTTTATTAAAAAACGCTCCTAAAATATAATATACTACAATGTAGATTGCTAAAAACCATATCAACAAGAACATATTTGATGAAGTAAGATACTGGTTCGCAATATCTTTTACTTGAGATGACTCAGTGTTTTCTGGAGTATCAATAGGTTCTTCGGGAGTATCAATCGGTTCTTCTAGAGTATCAGTAGGTTCTTCTAGAGTATCAGTAGGTTCTTCTAGAGTATCAGTAGGGTTAGTATTATCGGCATTTTCATCCTGATTCGTGTACATTTCTCTTAAATCTGTTAATGGATTTTTATTATTATTACCGAACATGTTTTATATTATATTTAGTTATTTTTTTTACGATAAAATAGACAATATGCCATAGATGTAACAACCTTAGAAGCGTCTTCAACGTGTTCTATTACATTGTCATTGAAATGAATCCATTTATTACTTGCGTGTTTTACAAACGCAGTATAGTGTCCGCCATTTGTACCTCCATTATGGTTACATACGCCATATAGGTCATATATGTATGATTTGGGATTATATCCAAGTACATACTTAGATAAGTCAAGGTTATCAACCGGAAAGTCTATTTTGGTATTTATTTTACGTCTCCCATCAGGGGTAAACCGTTTTAAAACAATAACTAATATTTTTGGAAAGTTCCAAAAAACAACATTTTTTTTAACATCTTGCTTTTCGTTTGATTCTTCATTAAACCACGCATTATCTCCTTGTAGAATATCTGGTTTTATAAATAGATTGAAGCAGTCATATAAAGATGATTTTACTGTATTTTCTTCAATAATAGGTAAATCTAATATGAAATATGATTCTGGTTTTAAAACCAGTGATTTCTTACCATCTATATCTGTTATTTGATTCACATAAATTCCATAATATAGGTCAACAATTTCAGAGTATTCCTTACTGTATAAATCTTGAAGCAACTTATAACATTCTACAGCTAGTTTATCAGTCATATTAGCAACATTACCTGATATTTTCATGTTAACTTTACGTGAAATGCTCGTATGCATACACTCTATAATAAACATAAAAAATTCAGGCATATCATTTTGTGTATAACCTGAAAATAACTCCTTTCCTTTCTTATTTGCAAGTCCGTGCATAACGTGAATAAATTTCTTTGGTGTGACTACCCCATTACCAGTCCACATTACTTTACGTAATTCATTCCATGCTAGTGTAGCTTCACTTTCAATTAGATCGCGTTTTAAGCATTCTTGATATTTACTTGAATCTAGAAATTCATTTAGTTCGTATGTATGGTTTATCATTTGCATACACGAATTTAAAAAACAAGTATTTCCCAAATTTTCCATACCAGTAATTCCATTATCTTTATATTTAGTTAAATCCATTGTAATAAAAGATATATAGATATTCCTTTACACCTTTTATATATAAATATAATTATTATGGATAGTAATCAATCTGGCTTCACACATTTTCCTCGTATACCTACAAATCGCGTAGACAACAATCAACCATCAATTAATGATTTAACATACACGTATCGTAGTTTAACACAAACTATGCGCGACGTGATGATTGGATACAACACAAATATAAATACGTATAACCAAAACATAACCTCGTTTTTATCAACGATAAATGATTATAGACACGATATTCGTACAACACACACGCACGTATTGAACGAATCACGCAATTTGTCTCCAACCGCAACTGCACCCCCCAGCACGCCTATTCGACCAGTTCGTTCTAGAAATACAAATATGAGACGTAATCAACCCACTGAAACCCAAACTGGACTCGGAACTACTCAATCAATGACATTCAGTTCTCCAGAATCATTATTTTCAAATATCTTTACGTTCCCTATAAATACTGGAGCGCGTCGCTACGAAGATGTGATAGTTTCACCAACACAACCAGAAATAGACAATGCGGTAGAGGTATTTGTCTATACTGAAAATAGAATACAACCAAATAGCAGATGTCCTATTACAATGGAAGAATTTACTGTAGGTGACCGTATTTCACGAATACGTTATTGTGAACATATGTTTCGCGAAGACGCCATAAATAATTGGTTTCGATTAAACGTTAGGTGCCCGGTTTGTAGATATGACATACGAGAATATACTAATAATATCACTGATACATCATCTAATAATGTCACTGATGTGTCAAATACAAGTATAGAAGAAACTGAAGCAGAAATAACAAACCAGATAACGAGCGAACTCACTAATTTATTGTCTCAGGCTTGGAACGAACAACTACAATCCAGAAGAAGCGACATTTCACAAAATCCATTGTTTAGGGTTGACATACCAATCACAGTAACAAGTGCGTATGAAAATGAATATGATGAAGACGATGAACTATAGAATAAAAAATACGATATATATATGGATATATCGTATTTTTACATAGTATGTAACATATATACACTATCTAATTTGGTCTAGTAAAGAATGTATCCAATGTTTGAATACGATTTTTTGTATTGTATATTTTACTAAGGACTTTATCAAATAATAGGATTTTGATCTTCGCGCTACACATTTTTTCTTTCTTTTTCATAAATGTTTCTAAGTCGTGTCCTTCTGCTTCTAATTTTTGTAAATCTTTATTGAATGTCTTGATTGCTGACTTTTTATTCTGCATAGTCCATATTTGTTCTAGTGCCAATCCAAATAATTGTTGAAGTGGTTTCATTAACTGGTTTGTAATGTAGTGAGTATAATCAATTTGTAATTTATTATCTACAATAAATTCTGGTGTTTCTATTTTATCACCCATTAACGCTTTCGGTTTGTCATTCACAATAAATAGAAATTTCATTCTGTCTCCTGGTTTTGGTTTATTTCCCGGGTCACGTTGTCCTATACGATTTGCCAATACATTATGCCCTATTTGATTTGGATTTTTGTAATATCCTTTAAGTGCCTTTGTAATCATGAGTTTATCCATACTCACATTACCATCAACTAAATTTTGTAATGCTGTTTCTAAATACTTAATCGCATCTTCTACCTTATTGTCTTTCATAAGGATGTTTAATATGTCTCCATACACATCCTTTAGATAGTCACACGAGTCACGACGTTTAATAGACAATCCCATATATTTCAGGTAACCTTTATTCGGGTCATCTTCATATAACATACCTACGTATCTCTTTTTAGAAAGCAATATGAAGGGCATAAGAGTCTTCTCATACTCTAAGAACATAGGTGCTTTCAGATAATTACTACATACAACTTCAATATCTTTTGAAATTTCAATAGTGCCTTCAAGTGCCTTTTTACCACGAATCTTCTCCCCAGTTTCTGGGTCTTCAAGATTCAATGTGTAAAATACTGAGTCTGTATCGCCATAAATGTATTCGGCACGGCATCTCATTGGACCGTGACATTTTGTATCATACACTAAGTCTCCGTAAATTTCTTCAATCATTCTTCTAGCATACATAATCATCATACGTCCGGTTGCGGTAGTAGATGCTGCGACGTCTTTTTCATAAAATGTAGATGTTCTTGCTCCACATTGTCCGTATAATGAATTTGCGGTTACTTTGTATCCCAATTGTCGTTTATCCAGAATATTCTGCATAAATGGGTCTTTCTCGGTCTTTATCATTTTTCGGGTGTCTTTTCTGGCTTTTAACAACTCTTCCAGAATAGAAGGCATAATAGACTTTTGATTATCTGGTAATTGAGCCCACCTACACGTCATACGCCCTACCTTTGTCTTTACTTTTCGCGATAGAGGATTTGACGGATTTCTTAGATACTCATAATTATCATAGTCAATATCAATATATTGATATTCGGGCAAGTTGTCGTATATGAAATTACCATCTTTATCACGTTCACCAGTAATGTGTATTAAATTATCATCCAAATCGTATGTCTTCGTCCATACCTTACTATCGTGAGAATAATTCTGACTAATCATTGAAGATGGATACAATGAAGAATAATCTACACACGCTACTGGATTATCCATATACATAGAACACTTAGGTGGAAGAACAATCGCTCCTTCATATCCTTCTTCCTTGTATGTCTTTTCCAAGTCAGGCATAAGTGTATTCTTTTCACGACATTTTTTAGCAACGTAACTGGTGAGCTTGATACCTTGTCCCCTGAATATCAAGAAGTTGATAGGAACGCTACAAATACTAGCCATCTCTGTATATCCGGTAATAACATCGATTTTATTCATTAGATGATGGACGAGATTACAATCTTGAATACAATACTTCGCAACTATTGCTCTGTCACTTGATGAACCATTCGCTAATCTGAAGATGTCTTGTGGAGTTACATCATCCTTTGCGGTTCCCCACTTAAGAGACTTTCCACCTTCAATCTCTTTTTCGTGGTTTGCTATCACAATAATATTAAATGTATTAGTTTTATCATTTTCGGTGACTTCTCTTCCGAAATCAATATCTAAAACCTTGAACTTCTGCCCGTTTTTGTAGTAATTGGTAGTGACACCACTAAATTCAATATGAATAAAATCATTCTTGTGTAGTCCAGCCAAGTTCTTACTATATAGTTCGGTAACATCCCCGTATTCTGGATGGGAACAACAAACAACCTTTTTGATACTATCGCTGATATACTGACCCGCAACATCATCCAACTTATACGAAGCCAAATTAAAGTCGCGCCTGAAATATGCATACATATCAATTTGTAATCTACCTGTCATTTTGAAATACCTCAAATCGTAATCTCCACTTGCGATTTGCATTTTGGTGTTCTCAATATTTAATTCTCTGGTATTTCTATCTTCCTTGGCACACATTTCATTGATTTTGCGCGATAATTTTAAGAACTCACGCTCACATTTATTCTCTTGTGCTCTGCGAAACAAGAACTCATAATCAAACCCGAATATGTTGTATCCAATCATAATATCTGGATTTTCATTTCGAATTAGATTGGCCCATTGTAACAATACGTCTTTCTCTGTCTTGGCAGTTTCAATAATAGTGCCATCTACGTCGTCACATGAACCCAGAACAACACAATGATTCATATATGGTTCAGTTTCGCCGTATTTCATAAATGTAGAACCAATAAATGTAACTTTGTCTCCTTCAAGTGGAGGAAACATTAATGTAATGACTTCATTCGATAGCTGAATCTTTTCCTCACGGTCATATTTATCACTAAGTAATATGTCTATAATGGTAAACTTTTTGTTGGCTTTTACTTTTTTTTCATACTGTTTATATGTATAACCATTACCTTCCCCATTATCGTTCTGTAACATTTCATCACTGTCTCCTCCAGCTCCTTGTGTTTGATAATCTTGGTTTATCTTATCAAATATGCGGTCAATTTGAAGTATTTTTGAACTCTCCCCGGTTGAAAGGTCATCCTTTGCTTTCTCTATTGGAATTTTTGAAAGGGCATCAATCTTATCCTGGATATATTCTTTTGTGACCTTTGACTTTGGATAGACTAAATCAATATCGTCAAACTTACTAAACCCAAACGCAGCCATTATACATTTTTGCATTAATACTATGCTATTCGTCTTATCCAAAAATCGTAATTGTTGTAGAAACGCATCAACTAAGTTAGCAGCAAATCGTTTGTAAGTTTTAACTGGAATAGGAAAGTCACCATGAGAACTACTGGCTTCAATATCAAAACTACATATTTTAAATGGGACACGTGTCTCCTTTTCTGGCATAGGTGTTATATCTTTTAACGAACATTTATATTCATATTTGCACGTAGTAGTAGAAACTGGTGGCTTTATCATACGTGATGTGTTAAAGGAAACCCACCCAGATGGGCTTACGGAGTTAACGTGGAAATATCTCAATAAAGGAGGTATGTTGCTCTCGTATAATTCAATCTCTATCTTCTTAAACACCAAGTTTGTGCGCTTACGAACATTTTCACCAGTTCGTTTATCAACAATATAATCAAACCATAGATTCTTGGTCTTATTCATACTGGTTGTATTTTTGAAGACTAGTTTTATAAATTTGTGCTTTCCTCCACCAGAGAATCCATATAGCTTATGATGGTCTACGAGCGTTGCTGATATCATAGAGTCTTGAAACATTTTTCCAACCTTTTTCTTCAACTCGTCAACAAAGCAACGTTTATCATATTCCGTCCAATTGTCACCAACCTTTACAAAGAAGAATGGGGTGTAATCTTCAACGTACAAACAACATGTCTCTCCCTTTTCGTTTACACCGAACATTTGTATGATGAATGATTTTTCATCCTTCATTGGTCGATATTTGTTTTCATTTGAATCATCACTATCCCCGTCATCAGCCGACGCAGATTTCTCTTCATCATAAACATTAAAGTCGAATAAACGAAACGATTTTCGGATACCCATCTTTTTTACTACTTTTGACGACATTATTACTTATAGCACCTAATAATATATACCCGTTGGTTTTAGATTTTTTACTTAGAATGTTTATTTCAGAATTAATCAATTTTACAATATATTCAAATAAGTAATATTGTAAAATGAATTAGCGTTTGGACCTGATGCTTCTATTAGTAGTTCTAATTTTGGATTTAATATATCCACCGACGCGAGAGTTGGCCCATTCAGTCATAGCATCCACAGTTCTATTTCCACCATAGTAATCTGCACGACCATTATGTATTTTAAACATTGTTGGGTATCCACGAATTTCGAGTTGTTCTCCGTTTAATTTACGGTCTTCAATATCTCTAATCTTCATATCTTTATCAAAATCCGAATCTTCAATTTCTATTGTTTCAATATTCGCACCTAATCTATTTTTCATTTCATTCCATTCGGGCTTCATTTGTCGGCAATAAGTGCACCAATCAGCATACACGAGAACAATGGCGTTTTTATTTTCCTTTTGTGTATTTGTTCTTTTCTTGGTCTTGGTCTTAGACCCCTTTTTTTTGTTGGATTTTGCCTTTGACTTTTTATTATTTTTAGCAGTTTTATTATTAGTGGGCTTATTTTGTTTAGATGGTGCCATTATATATTAGGAATAGAAAAAACCGGTTGAAATATCATTCTTTTCCTAATATATATTATAACAATTATGAAAAATACTCAACTATTCACAATAATTTTCTTACTGATAGTATTTGTGATTGGATTGTTTGCTACAATGTATTTCAACCCACCTATTACAAATGAAAAAAATGATATTGAGAACATGGAATCACCACAACAACCCGGTTGCCCTGATATGTTAGTAAAGAAAGGACAATCTTTAGCACTTTATAATACCAAACAACCGGTTAGTGAAGGAAGTAATCCTATTTTATTCCAAAGTTTAGATGATTATATTGATTTCGTAGGAATCCAAGAAAAGAATGGAATTAACTGTCCTATTCTTTATCTACAAGAAGAAGTAAATACACAAGGAGAGAACGTGTACCGTATGCGACCAAGTCCGTTTGATTTACAAGGTGGTTTGCCAATGACTACCCCCGAAGTAGTAGAGATATCTGATGCAAACCGCAAAAACTATCCATACAATGAGAACAATTACCCTGGATTTGACCCCGAAGGACAATACGTAGGCATTTATACTAATTTAGATGCTATACACGATTCTACTAAACAATCTAGTAATAGCGATAACCCAATGGACCCTAATTGGGGAGGTATAGAATACACCAGAGACGCAGTAAAATCAGGTAAGTATGAAGATAGAGAAATAACGAAACCTGTATTTGGACGCACTGTAAATACTTCATTTATTCCTGGATTACCATCTAATAGAGAGACACCAGTTGATATTCTTTAATTACATGTTTCAGAAACGTAACATATAATTAGACAGTAGAAGGAGTGGGTTCAGTTTCAGTTACTGGCTTGGTATACAATAAATATTGGCGTATATTTTCCAGGGAAGTTTTACTAATCTTACGAACTTTTCCATTAGATGTAACAGTTAATGTATCAATACATTGTGGATTTGATTGTAACTCTTGAATGAAATGGTTGAATGATGTGAAATTACTCATAATAGCCATAGCGGTTACTGAACTAATACCAGGAATCTGACATAGAACAATTTCTCCAATGTTCTCAGGAGTAACGTTTTCTTTCTTTACCTTTTTTACTACAGAACAATAATTACTACCACTAGGTTCTTCTTTGGGTGTATCATTAGTATCTTCTTGGTCTCTGAGACGTAATGTCCCCGCAAAAGTTTGTGTTAAGTAGTATGGAATACGCCCTTTGCCAAATTCACGCTCTATCTTATCGGCAGTATAAATTAACCATTCAGCAGTTTCATCAACAGTTGACGTTTTATATAAGCTAAACCCTTTGAAAAAATGTAAAGATGTCATTGAAGAATATACTATTTTTTTCTCAAGTGGAGTTCTTAATTGTGAAAATAATCCTTCTAATAAATACACTACGGAATGCAATGGATACCCAGATGAATGTATCAGTCTATATGATTGTTCTTCATATCTACCATCTTTAATAGATGCTAACAAGTCTGTATATGTTTTACGCTCAATTAGCATAACCTTTTTCCCTTCATCGGTTTCAATCACAATATCTCCTAGCGGGAGAACCTGTTTCTCTAAAATAGCAAATGATGGAGTTTTTAAACAACTAAGTCTTGCGTCCAATCTATCATATAATGCGTGTTCTCGTTCGTCAACAATTATCTTCATGATAAGAATATAATAAGTATATAAGAATTATTATATTGTTTTAAAAATATTACTTAACGCCAAACCATAGGACTGACTCCAATAGGACGGGAAACCTTAACATTGGGGTGAGTAGTTGTAGCAACTCTCTTTAATCCATAACTTGCAAAACGAACGCCTAAAGCATTAGCTCCACCAATGTGAATTGCGGCGTATGCGTCTTTTCCGACTTGGTGGGGAAGACCGGCCTTCTTACTTCCACCCTCAGAACTTTGATTTGTAATACTGGCCGTAGCCGACACTCTTTTAGTAGCACTTAATACCATAATTATATATTTACTAAATATTTTTATTTGTTACTTATTAAATATACTCTAAACGCATTCGATTAATTTGGCATACCTGTTGGTTTTTTGAGGAAAACTAAGTTTTGAGAAGTTTTCCTTAAAGCAACACTGACAGATGCTTCACGCCCAATTTGATAAGGAAGACCAGCCTTCTTAGGTCCGCCTCCTGAGTTTTGATTAACAATACTTGACTTGTATGTTGTTCGTTTAGAACCACTTAATACCATACTTTATATATTTACTAAATATTATATTACGCCACAATATAATATATGAAAACTATATAAACATATCGTAACGTTTATTGTTATAACATTCATTTTATTACCAGTCAAGAATAAAATGAATACAGATGAAGATATCCGAATTGAAAAGAATGCAAATGGTGTAGAATCATACGTGTTTGACCCATATAATTCTGTTAATAAAGTGATTACCGATGACGAAATCAAAAGTTTTTTATCAAATTATGGAATAAACGCCAACATTTATAATTCTATGTTATATAAACGCGCATTCGTACATCGCTCTTATATTAAACGCCCTGATATTGAAAATGAATACAATAATATTACAATCGTTCCTCAACCAGATAATTGTTTACCTCTATATACTAAATCAAACGAGCGATTAGAGTTTGTAGGAGATGGTATATTAGAGTGTATCACTAAATATTACCTATATAAGAGGTTTCCAAAAGAGAATGAAGGATTTATGACAGAAAAAAAGATTGCTCTTGTAAAGAACGAGGCAATTGGAAGAATAGCATATGAAATGGGATTACATAAATGGTTAATTTTGTCTAAGCACGCTGAAACAAAGCAAACTAGGACTAATTTAAAGAAATTAGGGTGCCTATTTGAATCGTTTATTGGTGCGATGTTTTTAGATTTCAACAAAATCTCAGTAAAAGATGATGAAAATTGGTTTAAAGATTTATTTGTTACTGGTCCAGGATTTCAAATGGTCCAAGTATTCGTAGAATCTGTATTTGAAAAGCACGTTGATTGGATCAGTTTAATTAAGAATGATGACAATTACAAGAATATTTTACAAGTGAAAATCCAGAAGGAGTTTAAGGTAACACCTCATTATATGGAAGTAGAAGAACATAACCCAGATACAGGATACCATATGGGTGTGTATCTATGTCTCGGACAACCCATTCATAGTGTAAAACTAAATCAATCCATTCCTATTACAGAATTTAACAAATATACAGATATTCATCAACATATGTCTCAATACAATCGTATTTTTGTATTTATGGGAGAAGGTGTTCATAAGATAAAGAAGAAGGCAGAACAAATTGCTTGCGAAGATGCGATTCGAAAATTAAGCCATTTTTAATATTTACTTTGATTGATAAAAACAAAATAAATATAATTTGTAATGTTACTATATACATAAATACGGTATGAGTATTCCAAATACATATTTAGAACTATTACAAACAAAGGTAATGCCAAATACCCAAGAAGAAATAAAAATAAGGTTTAACAATAGACAACAAATACCGATTTCTAATTCTATCGAAGATATTGAAAAACTTAATGTCGTTGAACCCTCAGTATCTAAATCATTTACTATTTTAGATAAACGACGTAGTTCTACAGTAAATCGTGATATTATTCTTGATAAATTACGAAAACAAGACGTATTTCCGGTAAAACCCCGCCCAAGTGATATTAATAAGAATTTATATGTTCCCAAAGATATCCCAGAACCAGTATTAATAGATAATCAGTCTCCAACTAAATTAAGTTCAGATATTGTAATCGCAGGACCAATTGAAGAGGAAAAGATAGAAGATGTAGATATAACTGAAGAAAAAGAGGGGGAGATTTTTGATATACCCTCTCAAAAAGAGACAATTATGCTGCCAGAAGAAGAACTTCAGACCATCACTCAATTAACTGAATTAGAAGAACCAGCTAAATTTGTAGAAGAGGTTCAAGAAGAAAAGGTGGATGAGATAATCAAAGAAACCAAAAAACGTGGAAGAAAACCAAAGAAAATCGTAATAGAACAATCCGAAGAACTACCTGAAGTTGATTTAACAACCGCCATTATACGCACTCAGAAAGTTGCTGATAGATTACCCAAAGAGCGTGAGAAGAACATAATTGTTGCTCCCCCATATTATATGAATAACCGTAAAATATTTATTCAGAAATTAAACAAAATGCTTCAACCTAGAGAACAAGAGTTACTTGATTCATCTGAATCGGTTAGTTGTGATTCTAGAGGGGCATCTGAGGAGTTTTCGCTGTTATCTCATCAGCGTATTGTTCGCGATTACTTAAATCTATATACCCCTTATCGTGGATTACTTCTATATCACGGTCTCGGTTCTGGTAAAACGTGCACGTCTATTGCTATTGCTGAAGGTATGAAAAGTAATAAACAAGTATTTGTTTTAACACCTGCTTCTTTAAAAATGAATTTTTTTAGTGAAATGAAGAAATGTGGCGACGACCTCTATAAAAAGAATCAATATTGGGAATTTATTTCAATTGAGGGAAATCCTGAATATTTGACTGTACTATCAAAAGCATTATCATTACCAATTGATTATGTTCGTAAAAATAAAGGTGCGTGGTTAGTAAATATAAATAAGGAGCCAAATTTTGCAGAGTTATCTTCTGATGAAAAAACATCAGTGGATTTACAATTAAATGAAATGATCCGCTCAAAATACAAGGATATAAATTATAATGGATTGAATATGAACATATTAAATAAATTAACGGATAATCAGACACGAAACCCATTTGATAATTCGGTAGTGGTTATAGATGAAGCTCATAATTTTGTAAGTAGAATTGTAAATAAAATCAACCAAAAGACCTCTATTTCCTATATTCTGTATGACTACTTAATGAAAGCCACGAATGTAAGAATCGTATTACTATCCGGAACACCTATTATTAATTACACAAATGAAATCGGTATTTTATATAATATTTTGCGTGGATACATAAAAACCTGGAATATGACAGTTAACGTCCAGACTTCTCAAAAGGTAGACACAAGTGCCATATTAGATATGTTTGACAAAGCAGGATTAAAAACTCACGATTTTGTAGAATACAGTGGTAATAAATTGACAATCACACGCAATCCATTCGGATTTGTTAATACAAAGAAACGAGGAGCATTAAAGGGAACTCAAAAGCGCGCTGTTGCTGATAAACCAAAAACCCGTAAACTAAAAGGAGGAGCATCTGGTGAAAGTTTTCAGAGATACGATGGAGTAAAATTAGACGAAAGTGGTAATTTGAACGACACTGACTTTTTGAAAAAGATATTACATATATTAAATAAGAACGGGTTGGACGTCCAAGAAAAAACAATAGAAATAAAGTTAAATAAATGTCTTCCTGATGTAAAAGAAGACTTTTTGAAAACATTTGTAAACGAGGATACGGAGCAAGCACAAAATATTAATTTATTCCAGAGACGTATATTAGGATTAACATCATATTTCAGAAGCGCACAAGAAAACTTATTACCATCCTATGTAAAAACCGAAAATGGTGACAATTATCACATTGTTTATAATGAAATGACAGACCATCAATTTGGAGTCTATACAAAAATCCGTAAAGAAGAAGCGGATAGAGAAAAGGAAGCTAAAAAACAGAAAAAGAAACAACAGAACCAAGACGGTTTGTTTAGCATTTCATCTACATATAGAATCTTCTCTCGTGCGGCTTGTAATTTTGTATTTCCCGATGGAATTGAACGCCCTATCCCTACTAAGAATATTGATAAAATGGATGAGAATGATATGGATGTAGTTCCAGACGCAGCTATACAAGAAACTGATCCATATGCGAATATAGATGATAATGTTGATGCGGATTCTATGATAGATACTGAAAACTATGCGAAACGTATAGAAAATGCCCTTTCAAAATTAAATACAATTGACAATGATACAGGGAAACATAAATATTTGACTGGAGATATGTTACAACAATCAAGTCCTAAGTTTTTACAGATATTAGAGAATTTGACAAACCCGGATAATATAGGGTCACATCTGATTTATAGCCACTTTAGAACGATGGAAGGCATAGGTATTCTGCGTTTAATTTTGTTAGCAAATGGGTTTGGGGAATTTAAAATACGAAAAAGTGCTGATGATTGGGAAATAGTAGATGATGCGAAAGACGACGGAAAACCGAAATTTGTTTTATATACAGGCACCGAAACCCAGGAGGAAAGAGAAATAATACGTAATGTATACAATGGTGCTTGGGACCTTGTTCCAGTGAATATTGCTAATAAATTGAGAGAACAACATGAAAACAATATGTATGGTGACGTGATAAAAATCTTTATGATTACTTCCTCGGGCGCGGAAGGTATTAATTTAAAGAATACACGATACGTCCATGTGACAGAGCCATATTGGCATATGGTTCGACCCGACCAAGTTGTCGGACGCGCCAGACGTATTTGTAGTCATCAAGATTTACCAGAAGAGTTACGTACAGTTAAGGTATATTTATATGTAACTACGTTCAGTAAAGAGCAAAAAACTGATGATAACAATATTGAAATGCGAATTCGCGATGTTAGTCGTATAGACAAAGCAACCCCAGTTACAACTGACGAAACACTATATGAGATAGCGAGCATAAAACAACGCATTAATAATCAAATTTTACAAGCGGTGAAAGAGACTGCTATAGATTGTAATATTTATGCGAGAACTGCGAAGTCAAACGACAATCAAATGGTGTGTTATGGATATGGTAAAATCGAATCGAATGTTTATTCATCATACCCTTCATTTGAAATGGATAAGATGCAAAAAGAAGGGTTAGATGTAGCCAAATTACAATGGGACGCACAGAAGGTGAATATTCAAGGTAACGATTACGCATTAAAAAAGGATACCATGGAATTATATGATTATACTAGTTATAACAATGCTCTTATTAACCCCAATATGGAACCCAAACGCGTTGGAAAGCTTGTAAAGGTAGACGGTAAATTTAAAATTGAGATGTAATTCTCAGATAATATTATATTTTCATACAACAAGTAAAAATATAATACTGATATTCAAACTAAAATCCTATTTTTTTGATGATTAAATGACACGTTAATGGTTGTGCTAACGAACCAGATGATTCGTCTATTTTTAATCCTCCAGGAGGGGATCCAACTGGGTTATTTATACTTAATATGGATTCCGACCCACTTGGTGTCGTAATAATTGACATCCCAACAAGACTTCCTCCACCTGACATACCGACTACCGTTTGAACGAGCTCATTTCCATTCAATACAACTATTAATTCCCCTGTATTATCAGTTGTTACTTGAAATGTAATTTCAAAAATACAATCTGGAGGCAACGTGAACTCATTGGGACTGGTACCTTCTTTACGTTGTATTATACCAAATGGATTAACGGGTGGGTTAGGAAAATTCACGGACTCTCCGGGTCCAACGTCATCCGGATTATCATTTACCCCACCTTGACTCATTTGTCCGTAAAAATCAGCAAAATTAGACGCAAAACTGGGGCCAGTAGGGCCAGAATTCCCCTTTTCACCTGTAGGACCCACCTCGCCCGTAGGTCCAGTGTCACCATTCTCGCCAGTAGGACCGATTGACCCAGTAGCACCATTCTCACCCGTAGGTCCAGTTGACCCAGTTGCCCCATTCTCACCAGTAGGACCGGTATCTCCGTTATCACCAGTAGGCCCAGTTGACCCAGTATCTCCTTTCTCACCAGTAGGTCCATCACAACCGGGTTCTCCACAATGTCCGGTTGGTCCAGTGTCACCATTTTCACCAGAGGGACCGGTATCTCCTTTTTCACCAGATGGACCTGTATCTCCTTTTTCACCAGGACATCCGGGTTCACCACAATGACCGGTAGGACCGATTTCACCATTTTCTCCAGTGGGTCCTTCATCTCCCTTTTCACCAGTGCGTCCCGTATCTCCATCATGTCCGTCACATCCATCGCGACCATCACATCCGTCTCGTCCTCTTGACCCGGTTGGTCCATCTGGACCTTCTTCGCCTTCTGGTCCCTGACGTCCGATTGGACCAGTATCTCCATCACACCCGTCGCGTCCATTACATCCATTTTTACCATCTATTCCATCTTTTCCATCCTTTCCGTCGCGTCCATCATGTCCGTCTTTGCCATCTTCCCCATCACACCCATCTTTGCCGTCGCGTCCATCGCGACCATCTTCTCCATCTTTGCCGTCCTTGCCATCACGTCCGTCAATTCCATCGCGTCCATCAATTCCATCAATTCCGTCTTCTCCATCACACCCATCTCTCCCAGATTTACCATCTTTTCCATCTTCTCCGTCTTTGCCGTCCTTGCCATCACGTCCGTATTTACCAACTTTTACAACCTTCTTGCATCCATTAGTGCGTTTTTTTTTCGAATAACAATAATTACATTCCTTATGTGAATGCTCGTCACACGTACAATATGAATCATCACAACCTGTCATACTATATAAATATATAGTATGAATATAATATAGTTTATGCTAAATATTTAAACGACAGCATACATGCTTTGTAATTACAGTAATTAGTTACAGATTACAATCATGTAAAACTTGTATTAATTTATGCATTATTACTTACATGGTCTAATTTTAATAATAATACATTTTTCTTCAGTGCCGCAATCCGATTTTGAACTGCGTTTATCCGAACGTTTTGAATGCTTATTGTATTTTTCACATTTCCCACACTTGTATCTATCTTTTGGTGGTTCACATTTCCCACACTTATGTCGATATTTTGGTGGTTCACATTTCCCACACTTATGTCGATATTTTTGTGGTTCATCTCGTTTTAGTTTATGACATTTATTACATCTACACTGAGGTGTGTATGTTTTTTCACTTTTGTCTGACACATATGAATAGTGGTCGTCATCGGATTCGTCTACTGAATACTCATCAAACGAATAATATTGCTTTGGCATATTATATAATAAAATCATATAATAACCTAAATCTGCTGCATATATAATGTTGTGAATTAATATTGTGAATATAAAATTACAATATTAATAATACTGATTAGAAAGTTTTACGTTTGATCTCACCTTCAGTTAATAGATACCAGTGATCTTCTACATAATCTACGCTAGTAAAATAATCAATAAATTTGGCATTTACCATACCTTCACCGTCCTTGAACTTAACAACAACAAAAGGG